GCGACCGGTGTCCGGCAAGACCGCCGGGGGGCATGGGGTCGTGTAATGCGACAATTCAGATGGCACTGAACGAGGGAAAGCGGGATTAGGTGAAATTTGGCGGGATTTCGCGGCTAAAGGCCCGTGGAACGGCGCTTTAAGCGAAAACGGCGCTCTCCGTTGCGGTAAAGCGCTGCGCAACTTCAAATGGCACAAAGGCTACTGCTTTAGGCCTTCGATCAGCCACTGGGCAGTGGTGAGGTCGTCGATCCGAATATAGAAATCGCTGGTCTGGCGGAACTCAGCGACGGAATCAACAGTGTCGCAGATGCTGACGCCTCGGACAGGCACGCCGAGATCGTTCGGCGCATCATACTCAATGATAATCCGAAAGAGTGTCGGTGCACCCGACGCCGCCTGTTGCTTGCGGAGTTTGTTCGCGGGGACGCCATATAGCTCATCGAACGAAACCAGATACTCCGCCATCGACAGTGATTGATCATCCTGAGTGAAGCTGATCCGCTGATAGCCTGAGGGCGACTTCAGCCGTTTTTTGAGGACCTGCTCGCATAGCTTCAGCATCGGTGGCTCCGAAGCGCTGCATGCAGTGCCTAAAGACACCAGCGCCATTAGGCTAGCGGCCGAAAATAAGAGGCGCATCCGTCTCTCCTAAAGTTTCTGGCCCGCCCAGACCACGCGGCCGGGGATGGTGAGTTTGTCGAGTTGCTGGCTGTCGATGATCTCTTTCGGGTAGGCGGGGTTGTGCGAGATCAGCTCGATCGTACCGTCCACGCGGCGGTTTACCAGCTTTACCAGGACGTCACCGTCCAGCACCACGATATAGAAGTTGCCCGAGCGGATATGCTGGTCCGGGCGAAGATCGACGAGCATCAGCGCCCCGTCCTTGATCACCGGGTCCTGGCTGTCGCCGCTGCAGGTGAGCAGGCCTACTAGCGCCGGGGACAACCCCATCTCCCGCAGCCAGTCAGTCTTGAACGCCAAGCGCTCGGTGATTTCTTCGGTCATCGCGACCAGCCCGTGGCCGGCAGACGCCGAGACACCGACGCGGGGCACAAGTGTAAAATCCTGCTGGTCATCCCCCTCGTAGAAGCTCGCCAAAGGGGGCACGCGTTCATCTGATCGCCCTTCATCGCCGCGAAGCACCCAATCTAGAGACTTTCCGGCCGCCGAAGCGATGTTTGCCAGGCCAAAAAAAGCAGGCCGAACCTTGCCGTCGCGCCATTTTGCCAAGGTGTCGTGGCTGACGCCTGCGATCTCGCTGGCAGGTCCCAGGCCCCCTATCGATTCGATGGCCGCCTTTATGCGTCCTCCCAACTCCGGCGTGTGCTCAAACGCGGTACTGGCAAGCTGATTGCCTGTTTTATGCGTATCTTCACTCATCAGCTAACACGCTGAAATTCAAGAACATTCGCATAATAACAACTCCTACTGGCAAACCCTCAACATGAAACCGCTTTTGTGCGTTGTTAGTACGCATAATCTAGGTTACATTGGTGGCCGCAAACGTGTTTCTGCGTTCGAACCAGCCAGCCGGTGCAAACGGCAGGCCGATACGGGATTAAAACAGATGACCCAAGGCAAGCAGGACAAATGGGACCTGCACGACATCAAGGCCGCCATCGGCAAGAAGGGGCTTACCCAGACCAAGATCGCAGAAAACGCAGGGCTGGAACCCAGCGTCGTGCGGCATGGTCTTCGTGGCAACAATCGAAAAGGTGCAGAAGCCATTGCCAAGGCGATAGGCGTTCCGTTTCGCGAGTTGTTCCCCGACAGCTACCTGCGCGGTGGTGATGGCAAACCTACCCGAGAGAAGGCGGAGTCCACCAGAGCAAAACGTGACGAACGTGTTGACACTGCGCGCGGTGCAGCATGATGACCTGGTCAGAAAAGAACGGCCGCGCTGACATCACGGTCTATGGCTTCAGTCGCGCCGACACCCTCGTCGTGGCGCTTGGCGGTGTCATCGTCTTGATCGGCTGCATCGCCAGCTTGGCGTGGCTGTCATGAGTGGCGCACCCACTTCCGTTGGCGTCCAGGAATATCGTGATATCGCCATTGAACTAGTCGACGTACTCCCCGGTCGGCGCGCGCTAGACCCTAACTGGGTCGAGACGCTTGCAGCCGACTTCAAGGAACGCGGCCAGCGCACACCGATTGAAGTCATCCAACGCGGTGACCGCTTCCAGCTCGTGTCCGGCGGGCACCGGGTCTCGGCTGGGCGATTGAACCGGCAGGCCACAATCAGCGCCATCGTCAAGCAGCCGGCCGACTTCGCTCACGACGCCCAGATCAAGCTGGCCGAAATCGTCGAGAATTTCATGCGCCGCGAGCTTAGTGCTCTGGACCGCGCGTTCGATGTCGCGGCCTGGCGCGAGATCTTCGAACTGGTCCGTGGCGAAGTGAAGCGTGGCGGCAACCGTCGCGGCAAGGTTCAAAGTCTCAAGTCTGAGACTTTGAACGGCAGTGCCGATCTGGACACCATCAGCCACCTGTTCGCAGACAATTTTACTGTTGCAGCGCAGAAGGCGCTCTGCCTGTCACGCGCTGCGGTGTTTCGCTCCCTTACCATTGCGGGGATCGGTGAGACCGCGCGCCAGGCTATTGCGCTGTTGCCCATTGCCGACAATCAAACCGAGTTGCTGGCCCTGGCGGCAGAGCCAGAGGCGCGCAGGGCGACCATTGTCGAACACCTTGTAGCAGGCGCAGCCAGCGTGGCCGACGCGATCGCCATCATCGACGATCTGGCACCCAGCTTGCCGCGCGAACCCTATGAGCGCATCAGCGAGACATTCTCCCGGCTCAAGGCGGAGCAGCAATATCGCTTCTTTGACCTGCATGAAGACGCCATTGCGGCGTGGATGGCGAGCCGCTGATGGCCCGCGCCCGCGACACCCGCACTGCCGACCTGTTGTCGTGGGAGCCCCCCTCGGTCGCTGTTGGCTATGGGGATGATGTCGCCGGGCGCGGCGCCTTGGACAATCAGATCGCGCGGCTTCTGTCGCGGGCGCTGCGCGATGCCAAGGACGAAAAGGGTCACAGCCGGGCGGTGATCGCCGGGCTGATGACGCTCGAACTAGGCCGTAACGTCAGCGAAGACCAGCTCGACAAATGGGCCTCAGAGGCCAGCACCGGTCACCGAATCCCGCTCGACGCCTTCGTGGCGCTGGTCAAGGTCACCGAGGCCGAAGACCTGCTGGGTTTCATTCCGCGCCTGCTCGGCTTTGCCGTTGTGCCGGTGCGGTACGCCGAAATCATCGAATTGCACCTGATTGAAGAAAAGGCGCGCGAGCTCGAAGCCCATAAGGCCTCGTTACAAGCACGCCTGAGGAATAACCGTTGATGAAACAGTGGATGACAGCACGCGAAATCGCCGAAGCGGGTCTGCCAGACCTCCCGACAACCAGGATGGGCGTCAGTCTTCTCGCTGACAGAGAGGGCTGGGACCAGCACCCAGCTTATGCCCGTGCCCGCTCCGGCAAGGGTGGTGGCTTGGAGTATCACTTTCGGCTGCTGCCGACGCTCGCCCAGGTCGCCTATGCCCAGCGCCACATGGTTGTCGGTGGGCACAATTCCGATCCATCACCGAAGGGAGTGATGGAGGCAGCCCATCGACTGTCGGACCGGGCGACCCGCGAACGCGATGCCCGCCTCGCCATCGTGGCCAAATTCGATCAGTTCTCGGCCGGGATGGGGCGCCTGCGCCAAGCCTCCTGCCTGCAGCTCTTCACCGACAAATACAATGGCGGCACGCTGGCGGTTGAGGCCTGGGTAAAGGACTTGGTCCCCCACCTTTCCAAGCGCACTCTGTTGCGTTGGAAGTCGGCCAAAAAGCAGGGCCAGACCGATGCCCTCGCCGTCGATCGTGCCCAGTCACGCAAAGGTACCGGCGTCCTCGATGCTGCCGAAAGCGGACGGCTGCGCAACCACATCCTCGCGCTGCTTACCCAGAATGCCCACTACTCAGCCCATCACGTCCGGACGCTCTGCATCAGCGAGTTTGGCGAGTTGATCACCGTCTCGACAGGCGGCGCCGTGCGCAGCGTGCCGATGCCGCCGGTGCGCACCTTTCAACACGCCATGAAGAGCCTTAAAACGGCGCATCAGGTGCCGCTGATGAAGCTGCAGAACCCAGATCAGTACCGTTCGACGATGGCGCCGTCAGGCGTCGGGACGCTGAGCCACCTCCGCGCTCCCAACCAGCTCTGGCAGATCGACGCGTCGCCAGTGGACGCCCTGTGCGTCGACGGCCGGCACACGATCTATGCCTGTATCGACATCTTCACCCGCCGCACGGTGTTCCTGGTCTCGCGCACACCGAAGGCCTCGGCCGTCGCCCTACTGCTGCGCAAAGCCATCCTGGCCTGGGGCGTGCCGCTGCAGATCAAGACCGACAACGGCTCGGACTTCGTGGCGCACGATACCAAGCGGCTGTTCCTGTCGCTTGGCATCGAAATGGAGCTGTCGGACGCCTACTCGCCACAGCAGAAGGGCCATGTCGAGCGGGTCATCAAGACCTTCCAACACGATTTCGGCACGCTCCTGCCGGGCTTTATCGGGCATTCGGTTACCGACCGAAAGGCCATCGAGAACCGCAAGTCCTTTGCCGCCCGGCTCGGTGAGAACGAAGCCGAGACCTTTGGCGTCAGCCTCACCGGTCTGGAGCTGCAGAGCCTGGTCGATCGCTGGGCCGAGACGATTTACGAGGTCCTGGAACATGGCGGCCTCAAGGGCAAGACCCCGCGCCAGATGTTCCAGTCTGCCAATTTCCGCCCCCGCACTGTCGATGAACGCGCGCTTGACCTGCTGCTGATGCCGGTGGCCGGCAAGGATGGCCAGCGCATCACCACCAAGTTCGGCATCCGGATCAACGGCTATCACTATGCCACGCCCCGGATCGTGCCCGGCATTCCAGTTCTCGTGCGCCAGGACCCCCAGGACCTAGGCAAAGTCTATGCCTTTGCCCAGGACGGCTCCGGCTTCCTTGGGGAAGGCATCTGTCCTGAGCTGGCCGGCATCCACCCCGCCACCTTCATGAAGGCGGTGCGCCAGCTGCACAGCGAGGCGATCGACGAAGTCACCAAGCCGATCCGCAAGATCATGAAGGAGATGGCCAAAGGCCCGTCGCCCATCGAGCGGGCGCTGCAGCTGGCCGTCAAGGATGCCCCCAATGTTGTGTCGCTCCCCAAGCGCACGGAAGAGCACAGCACGGCGCAGATAGCTGCGGCCCTGTCGGCCATGGACGAGATCGCCGGCAATGCCCGCCCGGTCAAGCTGGACGATGCCACGGCGGCGGAGCATCGCCGCATGGTCGCGCAGTTCCGAGCCGAGGAAGAGGCCGAGAACGAGCAGGCCTTTGAGCGTCTGGAAGAAGCGAGCGCCACGCACGAGGCCGAGCGGGCCGAACAGATCGCGGCAGCCCTGGGCCCCAATGTGGCGGTGATCGATACCCCCAAGTCCCGGTATCGCCGCGCGGTCGAGATCGAGCGCTCCACCCAGACGGCGGTGCCGCACGATCTGATCTGGCTCGGCCAGTACCAGACCACGGCCGAGTATCGCGGCCAGAAGACCATCCATGACGATTTCGGGGACAGTTACCTGTCCTGAAAAGCGAAAGGCCCGGCTGCAACCGGACCTTTCATAGACCGCCGCGCAAGCGGCTACTGACAAGAGGCTAGAATATGAACAACCTGATCCAAGTCAACAGACCAGCGCCGCTCAAGAACGTGGCGGCGTTCTCGACCCTGATCACCAAGGTGGTGGAGCGCAAGCCGCATCTGCCGGGCATGGCGTGTTTTTCGGGACCATCGGGCTATGGCAAGAGCCGCTCGGCCGTCTATGGCGCCAGCGCCTACCGCGCCGCCTATATCGAGTGCGACCAGTTCACGACCGCCAAGTCGCTGTTGATGCTGGTGCTCAAGGAAATGGGTGTCGATCGGCCAAAGGGCACAGTCCCAGACCTCATCGAGCAGGCCGTGATGATTATGGCTGGCGATCGCCGCCGGCCGCTGATTGTGGACGAGGCCCATCATATCGCGGCCAAGCGGTTTATCGACGTGCTGCGGACCCTGCACGACAAGTCGGGTGCGCCTGTGATCCTGATTGGCGAGGAGACTTTGCCCAAGCAGTTGGAGGCCTTCGAACGTGTTCACAACCGAATGCTTGCCTGGGTGCAGGCGCAGCCTTGCGATGCCGATGACTTTGGCACCCTTGCCAGGACGGTCTGCCCTTCGATTGGCATTGCTGCCGACCTTGCAGGTGCCATCCTGCGCGAAACGCGCGGCAATACGCGCCGCATCATCGTTAACCTGGACGAAGTCGAGCAGCGCGCCCGCCAGGCAGGAACCGAGCAACTTGATCTGCCGACGTTCCTGACCTTCGGCCCTGTTGTGGGCAACAAGGCTCCGCTGCCGAGGGCCGCATAATGGGCAAGCACCCCAAAATCGAGATGGTCAAGTTGACCATGAAGGTGCCACGTGGCCACGACGGCTTTTGGTCGCTCATTTGCGAGTTCGATATCTGCGGTCCCTGGGACCTCAAAATGATCGACGACCGCTGCAATGTGGACGTCACCACCATTCGTGACTTCGTGCGGCGCCTGGTGCGCGGCGGTTTTGCCGAGAAAGTCGGGACGCGCCCTGTCAGCGGCAATAGCACGACTGAGGCGGATCTCTACCGCCTGGTGAAGCGGCCCTTCGAAACCCCGCGCCTGGACCGCAACGGCAAAGTATTGCCGGAGAGCCGGCGCGAGACGCTGTGGCGGGCCATGAAGATGCTCAAGGATTTCGACGCGGCAGAGCTGTCGCGCGAGACCTCTACGCCAGAGCGGGTCATCACGCACCAGCACACCTACAAGTATCTGCTGGCTTTGTCGGCGGTCGGCATCATTGCCCCGATCGATCCAACGCGCAGCGCGCGGTCTGCCCGCTATCGCCTGGTCAGGAACTTGGGGGCCAAGGCGCCTTCAATCAGTAAGGCGGAAGTGGTGTTTGACCCCAATTCGCGCACCATCATCGGCGAACCCGTGCTGGAGGTCTCGCCATGAAGACCGGCCCACGCACCGGCTCCGGCGCCGCCAGCAATGGCGATCACCGGACGTTCGTCGAGAAGGCGGCTGCGGCCTGGGGCGAGACCCCCGACTGGATTGCCGAACTGGCAGCGATTGCCGACCAGCTCGGGCAGAAGAAGGCAGCGGAGATGATCGGCTACACGGCCGGTCTGGTTTCCGCCGTGCTGAACGCGAAATACGCCGGCGACATGCAGGGCGTCGAGGAGAGCGTTCGCGGCGCCCTGATGGGCCTCAAGGTCGAGTGCCCGATCCTGGGTGAAATCGGTCGCGACCATTGCCTGCAGGAACAGAAGGAGCCCTTCCGCGCCACGTCGGCATACCGCGCCCAGATCTATCACGCCTGCCGCAGTGGTTGCCCCAATGCCCGCCTGAAAGGAGGCAAAAATGCTGAATGAAGAGCCCGTTTCCAAGCGCCTATTGATCCTCAAAGGGTGGTGCGCAGGCGTCCGTACTGGCGCGTTCGAACTTGACGAGCAGCGCGCCAAGACAATGGAAAACATGCTTGGCGAATGCGCGATTGATGCGGAGCGGCTAGAGATCGCCACCGGCGAAGCCACCGTGCCCCAGCAGTTGCGCGCCGCCGGCCGCAACGTGGTTGCACTCAAGGCCGTGCTCGACACCGCCACTCGGCGCGGGAGGCGCGCATGATGTCCACAGCACCGATCGACCCCGTCGCAACGGCGCGCGCCATCCTCGCGGACCCGCGCAAGAAGTTCACCATGTCGGTGCTGCAGATCAACGCGATCTGTGAAGCCTTGGTCGAGGCGATCGACAATCCCCAGCCAGTGATTTCCGACGACCTGGCACTGGCAGCTCGCGCCCTGATCGCGGTCCAGGACAGCTTCACCCAGCGTGCCGAAACCCTTGGCGCCGCCCAGGCGCAGGCGGTGAGCGACGTCACCTTCAAGACCTTCAAAACCACCTTTGAACAGGAGTTCCCCAATGATTGAAGTCCCCGAAGCCGCACCGTCCGAGGGCGTCGTCACGATCAATGGCAAGGAGTACATGCCCGACGCGCGGGGCGGGTTCGTCCCGGTCGAAATGGTCAAGCCCCAGCACCAGATAGAGGACCAGGCCGTCCGCGAGATCATGAGACATGCTCGCACCTTGTCCGCCCAGATCGGTCGGTTCAAGGGCCACACCTTTGATGACCTCTCCGCCCTCGATGCGCTGCTGGCTGAGAATTACAAGGTCAAGCGCGGCGGCCAGAAGGGCAACCGGACCTACATGACCCATGACGGGCTCAACAAGGTCCAGGTGGCAGTGGCCGACCAGATCGACTTCGGACCCGAGCTGCAGCAGGCGAAGGCGCTGATTGATGAGTGCCTCAAGGAATGGACCGACGACGGCCGGGCCGAAATACGCGCCATCGTCCTACGCGCTTTCAAGGTCGAGAAGGAGGGTCAGATCAACAAGGCCGAACTGTTCTCGCTGTTGCGGCTGCAGATCACCGATGAGCGCTGGAAGAGCGCCATGGATGCCATCCATGACGCCATCCGCATCACCGGCTCGAAACAGTATTTCCGGTTCTATGAGCGCCCCACCACGACCGCGCGCTGGTCGGCCGTCACCATCGACCTGGCGCAGGCATAGGGGGCGGCGATGGAAACGGAACGCGAGAAAGTCCTCCGACTGTTGGCTCAGCTCCGGTCCCGTACGGTTGCCCGCGGCTGCACAGAGGCTGAGGCGATGGCTGCCGCCGAAAAGGCGGCAAGCCTTATGACAGAGTATCAGCTGACCCCCGGTGACGTGGAAATCGGCCAGGAGGACTTCACCAACCTGCGCAGTGGCAGCTCGGCGGTCCGGTCTCGCATGTGGGGCCATATCGCCGCTGCCACCAACACTGCCACCATCTTTCGCTATTCCATGGGCGTGCCCGTAGTCACCTATGTCGGTGCCGAGCCAGGCCCGTCGATTGCCATCTACCTGCACCAGGTCTGCGATCGTGCCATCGATCGGGAAGCGACCGAGTTCAGAAAGACCGGTTGGTACCGCAAGCGCAGGACACTCAAGGCAAAGAAGCAAGCTACAGCCGACTTTACCATGGGCATGGTTCGCTCGATGGGGTCGCGCCTGCACGAACTGTTCGCATCCACGATTTCGGCCGAGCGTCAAAAAGCCGCCGAGGTCGAACGGGATCGCCGGTGGCCGGACTCACAGACGGCCAAGCCGGCCGGCGCGTCGGGCCGCTACTACGACGCCGCTGCTGCTGGCGTTGCAGCGGGCGGCCGGGTGACCCTCGCCCATGGTGTAAATGGCTCCTCAGCCCCGTTGCAGATTGGGAGTGCGTCGTGATTTCCGGCCACTCGCAGCAAGCACTAGCAGCGCCGCAAAGCCGCTTCCGGGGCGGCTTGAACTTCTACCTGGTTGACCAGCTGCTGGAGGCACGGAACCATCATGCTCGCGCTGGCCTGCTGCTGCGCGTGCCCGATGCGCTGCTGCTCACGAAAGCCGACGTCATGGCGGAGGCCTGCACCAAGGCCGACTTCCCGCTGGGCGCCGATTACATCGCCGTGCGGGTATCGGCCATGTCAGCCGTCCGCCAGGTCAATGGCGACATGCCGCAGGGCGTCGTCCAGCAGCTCGACTATTGGCGCTCGGCCTTTTGCGCCATCGCGGGAGGCGCCCGTGAGCAGCTTTGACGCCGTTGTTATCGAGGTTGAAGCCCGCGTAAAGCGCGGCGCCGAGAAGGCCCAGACGTTCGGCTGGGTAGTCACCATCCCGCCGCATGACGATCCCGAGCAAGCCAAGGCTATGGTCACCGAGGCCTGCCGCCGGCTGCGCGATGAAACCCAAGGGAAGGTATCGCTATGAAGACCACAGCCGCCATCAATGTGGCCTGGAAGGCGCGAGGGTTGGACGAAGATACCGCGCGCGACCTCTACGAGCGCGTGACGGGCAAACGCCGCCTGACGCTGATGGACAGCAGCGAGCTGCACGCCGTTCTGGTGGCGATCAACGCGACGCCGGTTGCCGCGCGCAATAAGGGACTAACCGGCCCCTATGCCAAGAAGCTGCAGGCGCTTTGGATTGCGGGTTGGAATTTGGGCATTGTGCGGGATCGCACCGATGCCGCGATGCTGGCCTTCATCAAGCGCCAGACCGGCATAGAGCATACGGCGTTTCTACGCGATGCAGCCGATGCTCGTAAGGCTGTTGAGGCCCTGAAGAGCTGGTTGACACGTGCCGGCGGCGTTTCTTGGGGCAGCAGCAACGGTCGCGATTATCTGCAGCACGACCAAGGCAAGATAGCCTGGGCGCAATGGCGCGAGATCGACCCCGCAGCCAGCTTGGCCGTCTATGGCGGCGATTACTCATTTCACCAGGAAGTGCGCGGCATTGTCGGCGCAGGGTTTACCACTATCGGCTCCCTAAAGCCCGCCGACTGGCGCCTGGTCATGAACACGTTGGGTGAGCGCCTTCGCGCCAAGGACGGTGCGTGATGCTGCTAGGCGAAGGACGCGCCGTTGTGATGGAAAAAGTGGCGGGTGGCATTCTGCCACCAGTTGAGCTTGCACTTCTGGTGAGCTTCATCCGGGCCCAGCATCGCGTCCAGCGCTTCGTTGTAGGCGATCGCGTCGAGGGCTCGGTAAGTCGGCGGCTCCTCGCCGGCAATTTTGGTCATTTCGCGAGTAAAGTGGAACCGCTGCTCGATGGTAGGTTCGCCACCTCCCTGGATCTCGGACAAGAGATCATAGTAGCGGCGCTGCAGCAGCTCGTGGGTGCGGGCCCGGCCGGCAAAGTCAAACACCAGCTGGAGTGCGCCGATGGCCGTGATGGCGATGCCCAGGCCGACACTTGCAGTAGTATTCTGCCCGGCGATCTGGGTGACCGTGCCAGCGCCGCCGAGGATTACCAGGAAGTTCATCCAGCGGCTAAGTCCCTCGAGAACCTGCCGCCGCGCTGTGTGATAGAGCGCATTGCGGAGGGCGTCGAATTCGAGGCTATGGGCTGTCCTGGGTTCCGACACGGCACGCTCCCCTATTATTTGTCGGCTGCGGCCTCGTTTCTTGGCGCGCTCGTCGGCTGGGCTGAAGGCTTCGGCGCCGGTTTTACGCCAACACCGAACGCATGGAAATCATCTTTGGGCGGGCGGGTAACGCCAAACGTTACGCGCAGATCATCCTTATCGGACATCTGTTCCTCGGGGTTTGAGGGATGGATGGGAGCGGCGCTGGTACCAGCGGCGTCGCTCCCCACGATCATCTACTTCTTGCCACCGCCGCTGCCGGTGGAGGGAATAGGTGCTGGCTTCGGGCCGGGGCCCGCGCCAATGTTGCTGGGGCGGATAGAACGGGAAATACTGCGCACCTCGGTGCTCCTTCTGATAGCGACTGCCTACTTTTTAGCAGGTGGTGGTGGCGGG